CGGATTTACGACATCCGCCGCCCTTTCTCTCGGTAACGTCGAAAAAACGTTCTCCGCTATCCCGCAGTGGTTCGTATCGCCACGTGCCATCGGCGGCTTCGCGATGCCTAACTATGGCGGCACCGGAACAGTATCTGCCCCTCCGTCAACAAAACTATCCCGGTTCACAAGCGCAACGCTCGATGTGGTTGTTGACATTCGCGCCGATGGAACTTGGTCGTAAGGGAGACGTAAAATGACCACGAAAGCTACCCCTGCCACGCTATCCCGGGTGCAGTGGACCTTCCCGACGGTCGCCGCTATGCAGGCCGAAACGCGGCTGGTGGCAGGCGATCTAGTGCAGACAGCTGGCTATCGCGCGGCTGGAGATGGTGGCGGCGCGGTTTACCGTATTGCGGCCACCAGCGGTGCAAATGATGGCGGGTCGAAACTGGCCACCTACTCGGTCGCGCTGCAGGCCAACCTGCAAGCGGCCTTCATGTCGCATCCGCTGCAGTGGGGCGCCTATGGCGACGGGGCAACGAACGACACCGCGGCCATTCAGGCCTGGATCAACCATGTCGCCGGGCTAACCAGCGGTTCGGGCCTGATCAAATCCAAGGCCGTGCTGGATTTCAAAGGGCGGCGCTACGCGCTGGGCTCGGGCATCACATTCCCCAGCGGCCTTACCGGCGCGGTCGTGCGCGACGCCAGCTTTGTGGCCGTCGGCACGTGGACCAGCACGAACTACATGGTGACGAACAACGCTGGGTATTCGGATTTCATCGCCATAAGCCTCGACTGCGCGAAGAAGTGCCGGGGCTGGAATGATGCGGCCGGTTCTGGCCGGTGCCGGTTCTATTCGCTGCAAATCTACAAGATGACCAGCGTGGGCTATCACAAGTCCGGCGGCGGGGGCGAGACGCGCCATTTTGGCACGCAGATCACCGAATACCTGACTTCAGACGCAGAGTTCGCCACGCAAGCCAATTTCGTCGCGACCGGCATCCTGAACAACGAAAGCGACCTGAAGTTCCACGGGTGCAACATCCGCTGGTGCGGCACCTGTGTCGAGTGGACCAATGGCGTCCAGATGTTCTACGACTGCCACTTCGTCCAGGGCACGGCGGGGGCCTACCGTCGCACAAACGGCCGCATCTTCTATCAGGCGCCGGGCAGCACTGGCGAACTGTTCACCTACGGGTGCTACTTCGACAACGGCTACTCCGAGTTCCATTCGGACAAGATCAACCTCGACGGCCAGGTGGTCTATGATCCGGCTGATGCCGACATCACGGACTTCTTCAAGTTCTACGCCTATCAGGCAGGAACTCCTGAGTGCCGCGCGACGGCCAACCTGCGGACGAACCAGTGGGATGACAGCGCCAATCTGTTCAACTGGCTGGACAACGGGGCGTCTACATGGGTCGATGACTACGACGTTATCGTGACGCGACTGGCCGGGGTGATGGCCGACGGCGGCCACGTCGCGCGTGTCATCAGCCTGCAGAACATCACCGAAGAACTCTCGACCAACTTTAACGGCAATGCCCGGGCCGTCACTTCTGGCAACATCCGGGCCTTGACCGGATACAAGGACCGCAACACGACCGGCACCGTCAGCATGGGGTCGCAGGGCGATAATGCCTATGTCGGCGCGCCAGACGGCTTTCTGATCCTGAACACCATGGGCATCGAATTTCCTGGCGGGGTGCGCAGCATCGTAGGCGATGGATCGCCTGAAGGCGCCGTAACCGCACCTGTCAGTTCACGTTACTACAGGCGGGACGGCGGCGCTGGCACGTCGTTCTATGTGAAGGAAAGCGGCTCGGGCAACACTGGTTGGGTGGCGAAATGACATTTGTTGTTTTGCTGGCGGGCCAGTCAAACGCGCAGGGCACCATTGGCGCCACTGACGGCGACCGCACCATCCTGCCCGGCGTCAAAGTGTGGAACAGCCCGGCCATGGGCGAGGGCACGGCATGGGTGGATGCGGCTTACGGGGCGCAGCCGTTCAACATCGGTGCCGCGCCGTGGTCGGCCTCAGTCGGGATCGGCTTTGCCAACCTGCTGCACGCCGCCACCGGGCGCGAGGTTTACCTGATCGTCAAGGCCGAAGGAGGGCGGCGGATCGAGACCTTTCTGAAACCGGCCACGCTGGCCGCGAACGGATGGTCCGCGGGCGTGGATAATTCTGTCTATCTATACCCGGACGTGGCCGACGCCATTGCCGCCATTCCGGGCCGCGCCAAGACGACGCTGGACTTCGTGCTGTGGCAGCAGGGAGAAGCCAACTCGACGGTGGACGACGCAACGACCTACGCCGCGAAGCTGACGGCGCTGGTGGGCGACCTTACGAGCGGCGGCCTGTATAACCCCGACAACACGCACATGATGTGCGGAGGCCTGATTCCTGGCCACGCATGGCGCGACGTGCACAAGGCCGCCGTGCTGGCTGCGGGGCTGCTTTATGTGCACGGAGACGGATTGCCTGATCAGGGCGACGGCCTGCACTATACCGGCGCCGGGCTGCTGGCGATGGGCCAGCGGTTCAAGCTAACCGGATGGCTTGGCGGAACACGCGAAATGGTTGGGGTTGGTTCACCTGAATATCAAGTGTCGTGTTCGCGTGGCTCGTCGTGGGTGGATAGCGCATCTGGCGAGTTTTACGTTAAAGAAGCCGGGTGGTCTAATACTGGATGGGCTAAAAAATGAGTGACATGCTCACTAAATTAGAAGACGTTATAATCTGGGCTGTTACTACTATCGCTGGCGCAGCAGTTGCTGGCGTCAGCTGGCTTGTTCGAGTGGCTTTTACCAACAAGCAAGAGATTGCTTTGATGAGGTCATCACTGGATATGTTCAAAGCTGACCTCGAACATAGAACTCGCCAACGCGAGGAAGATCGAGAACGGTTCGCGAATATCGAAAGAGACATCTCGAGTATTCGAGAATTTTTGATGGAGAAACGCTGATGCCATTCAATCCCAATATCAAGAAAATCCAGCAGGATTTAGGGCTTGTCGATGATGGTCTGCGAGGGCCCATAACAGACGGCGCAATCCTGAAAGCTGCTTCTGATGGCCGACTTGCCGTCGTCAAATCGCCGCAGGGAAAAGCTTTTGACGCCCCCGACTACAACGGGCTGGTTCGCGTTTTCGGAGAAGCCGGTGGGCGCGACTGCACTTCTGGACGAGTCATCCTTCCGTTCGAGTTTCGCTTGGCCTGGGATTTTGACCAAAAGATCAAAGTAATCGCGTGTCACAAACTGATTGCGGAAAACCTTTCCAAAATCTGGAATGACACAGCACAGCATTACGGAGAGAAACGCTTCCGAGAGCTCGGCCTCGACCTCTACGGCGGGTGTTTCAACTACCGACCGATGCGCGGCAGCAGCAAGCTGTCGACCCATGCTTGGGGAATTGCTGTAGACGTTGATCCTGAGCGCAACCAGCTCAGCTGGGACCATAACCGGGCTACGCTGGCACGGGAAGAGTATATTCCGTTCTGGAATATTGTCGAGGCCAATGGGGCATACAGCCTCGGCCGCACCAAAAACTACGACTGGATGCACTTCCAATTTTGCAAACCGTAAAGGAGACTACCATGCTGCAAGGCTATAAAACCTACATCGTTGCGGCAGCGCTGCTGCTGCTGGTTGTAGTCGAAAAAGGGCTGGGCTTCGACGTTCCCGGCGTTGAACTCGGTGACGACTGGCTGCTGATCTTACTGAACGCAGCCGGCCTCGGTGCGCTTCGTGCAGGTGTTACCAAGTCAGGGTTCTGATTACAACCTGCCGCAATAAGAAAGGCCGGGAGATTATCCCGGCCTTTTCTTTTACCCTTTCCAAAGATGGGCAAGGCTTGCCGCGTAAACGATTGCGCCCAAGGCCTCCTTACGAGCAGCCTCGCGGTCACCACGCTCGGCCATGCCGATAGCTTCTTGCAGTTTTTTGGTTGCCTGACCCCCGGCAAAACCAGGGCCGAAAAGCTTGCCGATGGTGAAGATAGGCTGGTCCACGAAAGGCAATCCGTTACCGTGACGCTCTTTGCCTTTGTGGTATGCGCTTTGCTGGAAAGCGTCAATCAAGGTGTTGAACAGAGCGGAATAATCAAGCGGAACATCAATGATGATACGCTCGGTGCGTTCGGTGCGTTCGGTTCGCTCATCTTGCTGGGGTTGTTTAGGAAAGCTAACCATAAAGAGCTCCTTTATCCTTGGGTTTGTATACCATGCCGACGCCTTTGATAGCCTCGGTAGTAAGCATGTTAGATTTCTCCATCATGCTAAGAATATTCTCGATATTGTATGCCGGAACCTTACCAGCAACAAATCGGTAAACCAGTGCCTGCGGCGCAAACTTGCCCGGAAACCTGGCTTGATATTGGTAAAGGAAGTGCCATACTTCCTCCATAACACGCTCGTCCCCGCCAGATGCCATGTCCTTGAAAATGTCCGGGACAGATGTCTCCGCATCGACAAGCCAGTCCAAGGCTTGCTGGAAATTTTCTATGTTGATCGTCAGGTCAGTGTTGCGGTTGATGCAAGATACCATCATCAGTTTGAGCAAGTGCGCCGGTCTTCTGGTGCAGTAGTTTTTAAGTTTCGGATGGTCAGGAACTGGCGCTTGATCGCCAAGATACCAAGAGTCGAAGGCATCCTTAACCTCGTCCGTAAACGACAACTCACCGAAGGCTTCACCGATAGATAGAAAGTCTTGCTTCAACTTGCTTTCTTTCGCGGGATCGAACGAGGCGTTGGTAAACATACTCTTCTTGATGGTCTCAGCTCCGTAAACCATAATAACCCGCGACAAGAACCCCTGATCCCAAGCCCCTGCTGGAAGCAAGTTGCTTAGGTAATCCGGCGTCGTGCCTGCGAGCATGTGGATATTCGGTGCTGCGATAGATATTTGCAAATTCTTCGTGCGCTTCCTTTCCGAGTAGTGATAACCGTCGTAAAGATCAGTCATCGTGTTCATAAAGTCGTTTGCGTATTCTGGCAGCAACACCCCCAATTCAAGGCTCGCAATTAGCAAGCTGTGAAATTCGTAGGTTGGCGGGTTGGAACCTGGAACGATCAAGGTTCTGTGGCCGTCTGCGAGGTCGTCAATGAGCGAAGCTTTACTGACATTCGATGGCGCTACCTTATGATCTGGCAGCGTTTTCCACATATCACGAACGGCGTTAATAGCCCTGGACTTACCTTTTCCCGGCGGCGATACGAGAAACACATAGAGGTTCGGATAAAGCTTAGCTCCAGCAGTCTTTACCCAAATCTTACGCTCCATAGCACCGGCTACGCAAGCTATCCCCGCCCATCTCCGCAGACGTAGCGGAGTTCCCGACGGACTTGTGTATTCCGCGAAAGCCTCCACCCAATCCGGGATACTTTTCTTCATTATGCGTTACCTCACGCCCGAGATTTGCCGGCTCAGTATTTCCGAGAGGGTTGCAACGCGCTTTGGAGGTCTGCGAGACTCTTCACCTTTCCAAGCTGACAGCCCGTAGGGATTTTCTTCACTGGCACTGCCGTAGTTCCAGCCGACTTTACATCCGTGGGGGATGCTGAACTCGCGCCCGCCTTTAAGGCGTTTGACAACTCGGAGATAATTGAGAATTTGCGGGATCGTTTCATTGAGGCGGTCCTCCTTGACCATGAAGACAAGCGAGTCATGGACCTGCAAGAGGAAGCGGATCGGCAGGTCAAGTTTGTTTCTGATTTTGAAAAGTTGCAACATGCCCCGATTGGTAAACTCCCCGGTAGTGGATTGGGGATCGTATGCAATAGCAGCGTTAAGCACGGACTGTTTCGACGTATCTCCCCAAAAATACCTGCGCCGACCCCACAAAGATGTAAGCTGGCCGGTAGTTTGAACCCTCCGAATGGTTTCCTTCTGCCAAGCCTGGATACATGGGAAAGCCCCAAAATAACTCTTTTGGAACTCTTGGATGATCGGGGAGGGAGTTTTGGTGTGCCCTGCCATGGTGGTTGGTTGCCCCATGTAGTTACTGCCGTGGCCCAAAACTTTTGCAAGATCGCGATAACTCTTGTCGCGGTAAGCAAGTTGATTTGCGATCTTTCTCCAACCAGAAGGATCAACTCCCCAGTCAAGATTTGGCCACGCCATTCGGCAAACAGTGGTATGCAGGTCGCCACTTTCGCAAGCGTCGAGATACTTTCCTGCAAATTCTTCCCCATGCGACTCGAGGAAGAAATTCCAGCAAAGCGCACCAACGCCACGGCTGTCGCCCTGCTCCAGGTCAACGTCAACAATTACCCATCCGTGCTCCGCCCAGAAGATACCCTTCTGCCGGCCTGAGATATTCTGGAGATTTGTCCCCGTCCCCATATCGGAGAATGAACTTGCCATCCTTCCAGTGTTAGTCCCAGCCACGTTGAATGAGCATCTGATCTTATTGTCAGTATCCAGCGGGGTTTTGAGAAAGCCCATAGCTTTCCCAGCGTCTCGCATCGCCAGGATATAATTGACAAAAGGCTCCGCAAAAAAGTAGTTGCGGAAACCCTCGAGAGTTTCTCGATCAGAAGTAGCAGTAGCCTCCGAGGCGCCCTTACGCAGCTTACGCTTTTCAGGAATACCAAGGACTTCATGGAACAGGAATTGCACATCTTTTGGGGAGGCGATGTTTACCGGGACAGGTGATCTTCCTTTCCGCTTCCGGCGATCTGCCGGAATATCAAGCCCTTCACAGCACAGACGTTTGAAGCCATGCTCGAGCTTAAAATACTGCGCTTCGTAAGCGCGATAAGCTTTGTCGCGGGCGGCGTTGTTTACCGGCAGGCCTTCGAGCATCATTTCCATGACAGGCCCGACAGTCTCCATAGCCACGCGATAAGTCTCACGGGTTACTTCATCAAGCTGCTGCTCAAGCACCTCGAAGATTTCCATGGTGATGCAACAGTCAAGACCGTTGTAAATCCAGTAAACTTCACTGGAGGTAAACCCGGTAGCTTCTTCGTCGAGCAAAGACGTGTCAACTATCAGCATCTATTTCCTCCCAATCCTCGTTGAAGAAACGCACAAGCTTCCCAAGCTTATTGGCCAGGGCTATCTCATGAGTAACTCCACGGCTCTCCTTCCAGCCAGGGATGCACAGCACCCAAAGCTCAGTGCAATTAGCAACGGCTGTGTCGTTCAGAAACTGCCAAGCCTCAAAGTTTCCGGGGAAACCATAGAAGGCCGCAGTGTATACGATCGGCGAGAAAACTGGAAAGCCCTCGCGTAGCTTCGCATCAACAAAACCATGCACAGCTACGGTTCTGTTTGACTCTACAACTGCACTGCCGGTAAATGGTGATGCAACGTATATCACGCCAGCCACCCACGATCAGCTGCACGGTCGAAGTAAAGATGCGACGGGACATAGAATTTTTCCATAACTGGCGAAAATTCTACGATCCAGAACTCGATTGGAACATTGGTCTCCTTGATGTTGTTCGCCAACACCATCCTGATCGCACGCTTGAGGTAGCCAACTGGGTCTTGGTCACATTCAAGGTGAGCGTAAACTCCCTTGAACGACACCTCAAATGAGCCCACTTCCCCGGTATCTCGGTTGATGAGTTTTTTGGTGTAGCACTTGAAGAATGTGAAGTCATTGTCGAAGCCAGCGTAAGCATAAGCTACGCTCGGGTCTTCCAGTTTGTCCGGGCCTTGATCCATTTCATTCATCCCCTTTCTTGCCGCTGCGATCAGCAGATCGTCTCTTGTGCATCCCCTTCCACGCCGGGGCATCTGTGTAGATGCTGGCCAGAAAGCCGAGTCCTTTTGGCATCTCCGGCTGCAAAGCGTGGTGAAGAATCATAGTGTCGTCTGTCCAGTTCGGAGTTTTTATCGCCATCTTACGCAGGAAATACTGCGAGTCATAGCTGAAATTCTGGCCAAGGGTTTTCTTGCCATCGGCTTCCAGACAGCGTTCGACAAATCTCCATGCGATGAGTTCGTCTTTTCGGTTTTCCCAATAGTTACCGGATGTTTTTTCCTCGTCGAAGAATGGGATTACCAAAGCCCGGTCGCGAGTAGGCGCAATGCCAACACAGGTTATCATGGTTCCGATGGTCTCAATGTCCACCGACAGCATGGTTGCTGGCTTGATATAGGTTTTCCAAAAATCCTCTAGGTCTTCGATATTCGGGCGCAGATGCAGGAAGCGTTGGGGCCTACGGATTTCCTGAAATTTTGACTCTCGGTTAGCCTTGCGAAGATCGGCTGCGAGAATTGGGCGGAGAGCATTATCTGCCATGACCGCCCTTGGCGCGTAACAGCACAATACTTTTCCCCAGCCGAAAAACTTGGTGGCTGAGGTCACACGCCCGCGAGTGGAGTCTAGTGACTTATGCCCTGTTAGGATAAGGCATGGCATGTCACCGGCTGCAAGAATGAGATTTGGCTTTACCCGTTTGATGTAGGCTGCCAATTCGTGCAGGTTAGCATCAAACTCTGCTCGAAGATAAGCCGACTTCGCCAAACCCGGCGCGATAAGACTGCTTCCTTTCTTTTCGCGTTGGGTGAGAGCGAACATACTGGAGCAGGGCTTGTTCACCGTGTAGACCCAACCGCAATCAGCCGGAGCAATACCAGCTTTGCTCATCTCAAGTTTGAAGAACCTCCAAAGCCCGTTGCTAAACGGGCCGGAAGTAAGTTCGTTTGTCAGGGGATGCTCCCCAACCACCAAGATTTCCATTGCAGTTTCCCGTATGGCTGCTTAAAAGTTTATAGCGTATGGCTCATTCCTTGGCGGCGATGTATGCCGCGCAGGCATTGGCGAAAAACTTTTCATCCATCTCCAACCCAAGCACGAACTTGGCACCCATAGCCTCTGCCACCCGAACACTGTTTCCGCTGCCCATGGTTGGATCAAGCATCACAGTGGACTCATCGACAAACATGCGGAAGAAGTGAGCCAGCATTTCTCGCGGCTTCTCACTCGCATGGATTTCTTTCGACTTCGGGCAGGCGAACAGATTCGACACGGCCTGCACCACATAGCGGTCGCCACGCGATGCCATGAGGCAAACTTCATACACCTGCCGAGGCCCGCGTTTCGGGTCTGGGAGGATACCAGAGTTGTCTGAACGGTGCCATATCAACGGAACTTGATTGACCTTCCAACCTTGGGCGGTCAGAACTTCAATGGTATCTGCCAGGTATTTCGGCGAAAGCCAGAACATCAGGTGGGCGGACTGCGCAATATGCGTTCCCATGCAACGGCCAAGGGTAGCGATCAGACTCCAGTAAACCTCTGCCGAGTCTTCATATCCGCCAAAAGTCCCAGTTGCGCCTCCGTTGTGCTTGTCAAAGTTGATTCCGTATGGAAAATCGCAGTGGATGAAGTTGAACTTCGCTCCCGTGTGCGGGATTGATGCCCACTCTTGGAAGTCGGCAAGGAGAAATGGGTGTTCCGCCTTCGGCGGAAGGTGGAGGGCTTCGCCCTTGGAAGGGACGGCCGAGGGCACAGCAATGCCGGGCTGGTCAGCGCCAGCTACCTCGGTCGGAATTGCTGGGGAAGAGAAGAAGTTCTTGATTTCTTGGTCGGTCTGGGAGAGGGCCTCTTCCTTGGCGCGTTGCTGCTTTCTTGCAACGATGTTCTTCGCTACGGAGAAAGTGTCGGCGGAAATGACGAGCTCATCGCCGTCCGCAATGGCCTCGGCAACACCAAGATGGGCGCTGATGTAGTTTGGATAGACGGACAGCGCCTCCGCGGTGTCGGCCATGGTCCAATCGGGCGACTCAGCTTGCCGCATGTAGTGATAGCGGGCGATTGCGGAATTTTCCTCGCGCCAGCTAAGATCGCTGCGCTTGATGTTTTCCTCGAGTTCGATGCGTTCGAGTTCCTCGGCCGGAAGGTCGGTGGTGTAGCGGACCAGCACGTGAGTAAGGCCTGCGTGTTGGTGTGCTCGAAGACGACGCTCGCCTGCGACTAGTTGCCCATCAGGCGTGATGATGATGGGGTGGATCAGCCCGACTTGAACGATTGACTTTGCGAGTTCTTCGATGCCTTTGAACTCTTTGCGCTGCCGATCGGGGGCAACGGTGATCGAACTGATCGCGACGGAACTGGTTTTGCTTTCAAGCATCGGAGCCTCGGAGCTGGGGTTGCAACGGAAAATGGCGGGGCAAACGCTGCCCCGCCTGTTAGCGTCTGGCGATGGAGTATTATTCCATCGGCATCCAGTTTTTCACATCGACGAAGGTCGTGTCACGCTCGCCGTCAACGCGGTGGTGGGCCTGGGCGACGAATTCGCAACCGACGGCCCGGGCAAGCAGTTCCTTGATGGTGGAGTCGTCGTCGCCGTCAACGCGAAGAACGTCCAGAAGGAATTTCTTCAGCTGGTAGGCGGTGCGTTCCACGTCGCCGGACTTGGCGGGATCGGTGCTGAACATGAAGCGGATCGTATTCGCCGCCGAGTTCAGGCTGCCAAAAGCGGCCAGTTCTTCTTGGTCAACGTCGTTGGAGGCCTCGTGGATAGCGAACGGGATGATGGGGATTTCGACCGTATTCCAGGCGCCTTGCCCGGCGGTGCCCTCTTTGTGGGCTTTGTTCACTTTCCAGCAATAGGTGCCGACCGGAAGGGATTTCGGTTTTTCGATCTCGCCAGCGCGGGTGTTCAGAACGTCAAGAAAATTCATCATAGTCTCCATGGTTGAGGTGTGAGGCTGTCGCGCCCCGGGCGTTCGATTAGCTGAGCAGCTTTTCGAAAACAGTAGCCATCCCGGTGTCGAGAGGCAATTCTTTTTCCAGCGACCACGGCATCGGATTTTTCAAATCAATCAGCGATGTAGGCGCGGTCTGGATGGTCCGGCGGGCGTTATTGCCTGCGCCTTTCTTTTCTGCCATCAGCATAGTGCTGAAGGTCTTGGGAATTTGTGGGCCGAGGGCTTTGCCGAGAGAGGATGCGAAGCCCTGCACTGATTGGTCAGGCATGTCAACCAAGTCGATGTGCGAGAGGACGAGGACATGGTTATTGAAGTCGGGGGAGGTGATCATCTCCAAGAAGGATTTGATAGCCTCGCCAGCTGCGGCATACCACTGACGGCCATCTTTGGTGCTGGGGTTCATACCCTTCGCCCAATGGAAAGCTGCGCGACCGACCGAGGAGAGGGTATCAACTACGAAGATGTTGTCGCGCGGCCATGCTCCGGGGGTGCTACCATCGTCCCATTTGTTCATCAGCTTGAGCATCTCCACAAACGCTTTGGGCTGCCCGGCTACTTCAACACCAGCGGTCTGGCTTGCGCGGAATTTGTCACGCAGCGAAATCACATCGAGTCTGTCAAGCAGCTCTGGATTTTCGCGTTTGCAGAGCTGGATCAGGGACTCGACGTTGTAATCCATATCCAGCATACGGATAGTGTATCCGGCGCGGAGAAGGCTGATGAGGGAGCCGGTCTTGCCGGAACCGGAGTAGCCGACCAGAAGAACGCGGAGAAGTTTGTTGGCTTCTCTGGAGCTTGCCTTAGCCATTGTCTTTCTCCTTGGGTTGGATCAGCCAAACATCGACTGGGGTTTCTTCACCTTCGTCAGGCTCGTCATTCCCGATCATAACGGAGCAGCCGTTGCTGAGCATGATGTTGATGGAACAGAGAATCGGAAGCTTGTTGGCGTCGAGGGTGACAGTAGTTCCGACGCCGATGATCTTGGCGCCGGTGATTTTCTCGGCAAACTGTCGCTGGTTGAGTGAGTTGATATGTTGTATGGGCATTGCTCGCTCCTAGCGTTTCTTGAGGGGGTCCCAGCGGTCTCGCCGTGTAAACTTCGCGGCAAGCAAAGCTTCCCTATGCACAGGGTTCGCGGAACAGATGCTGCGGAAAACGCAGCCGCCATAGTTTCCGCAAGCCTTACGGTTCATCGGGTAGTAGCCGGTGTCGTGCGCCGCTTTGGCGAGTTCGATGTAGTGCAGGGTTTCGTGACGAAACTCCTCAAGTTCAGGCATACTTCTGGAGGTATGCCCACGGGCGAACCGGGTAAAACCGACGGCGATCTGGGCGGCGTCGATAACAACTCCGAGAATCGGAATTGCGAACCCGATGATACCAGCGAGAGTATACCCGGACATTTGGTAGTCGGGTTTGAAATCACTGAAGTATTTCGCAGTGATAGCCGCCCCTGTTGTTTTCTGGTCCTGCACATAGACCCCGCCGGAATACTCCACCAAGCGGTCAATATGGCCGCAGTAGAGATAATTCGGAGACAGCTCAAAGCTGAAGCTATATTCGACAGCCGGTCGGCCATCGGACAGGATAACAGTCGGCATCGGGTCGTCAGAGAAATGGTCCAGATACCAAACCACTGACCGGATAAGGGTGTCGCGGGTTTTGGTGTTGTGCATCCAGTCCTGCGGGCGATTGTTTTTTTCGTCCCATGTGTCGGTCAGCAGCTTGCGCACGATCTCACGCGTGGCGTCATTCTTTCCGACACCAGTAGCGACGAGTTTGTGGTATCCTTCGAGAGCCGCGGCGTAGTGCCCGCCGAAGATCAGATGAACGCTGCGTTCTTCGGACTGCCATCCTTGGAGATTTTCGTAGAAATATTTCCGCGGACAGGTCACGAAGTTGGACAAGCTGGTGGAGTCCCAGGCATACTGAAAGCCCGAGTTGTCGAAAGACAGAAGTTGTTCCATGTTCAGATGCCCGACAGAATGTCGTCGATGCTGAGGCCGACGGCCGCGACCTGTTTCTCGGCGTCCCGTTGCTCGGCGGATTTGCGAGTCTCAGGCTTGCCGATCGAAACATCATTCGTCAGCACAAATTTCCGACGCTGGGTGCGCAGCTCCACTACGATGCGGTCAATATCGGTATCTGTGAGCAGATGCGGTGCACGAGCCATGAGCTCGCCAATGGGCGTTAGTTCTTCCGACATAGTTGACTCCTCAAATGTCGATAGTTTCTTCGGGCGGCAGGCCAGAAGATTTTTTGCGGAGGCTGTCCACAAAATTGGAAAGAAGCTGGCGCAGAACCAAAGAAGGCTCCCGATTAGGGATCAGCGTTCTGAGGGCGTCAATGTCGCCAGCCCGGAGATTGACAGTGTGTTTCTGCAGTCCATGATCTTTTGCGCGAGGCATCAAGGCTGCTCCTTCTTGACGAGCCATATATGGGTTTCCGAATTAACCGGAGGCGTTACAATACCGATACCGGAAAGAGCCGGATACTCCCGCATGATAGCATACAGTTTGTTTCGCAAAAGTTGCGGGCTGCTGGTGCGTATGCGAATTCCGCGCTCACTCGCATGGGCGCGGTGCAGGAGACCTTGAAGCTCGTGCGGTTGCATTACATTTTCCTCGGCTTACGGAGCCAGCATCAAACGGGGGAGTCGCCCGTTCCCAGAGGGTTAAGATGCTGGCCGCGAAAGCCCCCGCCATGGGGAGGAAATGGCGGGGACAGACGAGGGGATTTACTCCCCTAACGCCCGCTGGTTACTCGGAGGCAGCTTCCTGCGGGGCTTCTGCGGGGGCGCCCAGGTCCAGACCGTCCAGCACCGACTCCGCCATCCGCTTGCGGGACTCGATGTTTTTCTTGGCCTGCGTGACGACGGCCGGGCGGGAAGCGATCTCGGAGATTTTGGCTTCGCGCGCCTCTTCGGGAACCTTCGCCAGGGTGAGGCCCTTGGTCTTGAGGGCGTCGGCCAGCAGGGTGCGGGCGATGCGACGGCACTCGACTTCCAGCGGATCGGTGACACGTTTCGAGCCGACCGAGCCGACGGTGAACTGGTAGGACTCGGCGTATTTCGTCACGTAGCCGACGATGGTCTCGGGCGACAGTTCGTCGGTCGGCTTGTCGCTGTAGGCGGTTGCGACAGCGTTCGCCATGTTGTTGCGGATGTTTTCCGCGAAGGTCTGGTTCAGCGCCTTGGCCTCGCCTTCGGTCAGCACATGCCCGGCCGCGAAGGGCTGCGGGATCGTGAAAACATGCTTGGCAATGGTGATCTCTTTGACTTGGGTCATTCTTTCGCTCCTTGCGTGGTGGCTTGCTTGCCCGTGATTGGCCGCGTCTCCGTGCCGTAATTGTGGATAGCACGTTACGCGGCCCGTGTCAAACACTTAACGCAGTGTTTTGGTATTTACGCTATGATATTTATAGCGTATGGCTTACTTCTGCGCTGCGAGAAGCCCTTGGTCGGCCAGCTCGAAAAACACCCTGGCTGCGCCACGAGTATCCGTGAGGGCGTCGTGAGCCCCTTCGAGTTTTTCGCCGAAGAAATAGTCCCAGCACTCCGAGAGGTTCGGATTTTTCGGCTTTGTAAATCCAGCCGCTAGCATCTTAGGGGTCGGCGGGAGCTGGATCACATCACGACAGGCTTCCATCGTGCAGAACGGGTTGATGAACTCCACTGGCTGGTTACACCTCAGTGCGGTGATTTCCAGCATCTTCTGGTCAAACTTGTAGTTGTGTGCGATGGAGGTATGCGAGCGCTCCATCGCAAACCGGAACAGCCCGAGGGCTGTGTGCATGGACACGCCGTAGGTGAGGCACATCTCTGTGGTGATGCCGGTGAGTTCGGTGACCTTTGGCGGGACGACCACATGGCTGGGAATTTTCACCATCGTGGAGATTTCATACACCGGCCTGCGGTCGTCGTCATACAGCGAGATTGCAAGCTGGGTCACATAGGGCTGTTGGTCGAGGCTCGCCGGATTTTTGACCGGGAAGCCAGTGGTTTCGGTGTCGAAAACCATAATCATTCAGTTTTTCCTTTGCTGATTTTTCTGTAGAGGGAGTCTTTGGTCTCCCCGTTAGCCGTAGCGGCTGCGGCTATGCTGCGATAAGTTACTCCTTTATAGGTTATTTGTTGCGGCCTTCCGCGAACTTTGCAAAGGCCGACTGTATCAAGACGCCCGTTTTCGAGGGCGTCCCGAAGGGTGGAGCGTGCCACTCCTAGGGCGCTAGCTGCGGCTGCTTGCGAGGGGTAGATAACTCCGCGGACAAGTGTTGAGACTTTATGGCTCATTTTTTCGGGTCTTGTTCAGCGATGGCGCGCAGGGCGGCATCGAGATCGTCATGGCCGCAGTTGCAATGCACCGGCTCTCGATATTTGCGATGGATGCGGCAATCCTCGTCATGGCTACCGCCGTCTCTGTCTTTCGCCGCCTTGATCAGCGCCGCGATCTCCGGCACCTGCGCCGCGTCCTGCACGGTGATGGGCTGCGACGGTGGTTCGACAATAGCATTGGCCACAATGCGGTCGATGAAATCCCCCAGCCTGCCTATGCCAACGGCGAAGTCTTCGGGTAGTGGCAAATCATCAAGCCACGCTTTCCAGCTATCCGCCGCAGCTTCCGCTGATACCATGTAGCCGCAATTCTCCGGGTCAGAGCAATGAATTGCCCCTACCGCACGGCAACCATCGCACCACACCAGAGACTTGACCTTGACCCGCACCGCTAGCGCGTCCTGCACGGTAGAGGTGGTCTGGGCGGGCATTTCGGTTGATCGGCGGATGGTTTTTGCTGCCAGCTTCTGACCTGTCCAGAACCCTTTAGAGTGGTCGCAATCCGCCATTGCGATCTTTTCATGTGCATCATCTTCGATTGCCTCGCACATCCCCCATACACCCATGACAACGGCCCTTGCGCTGCTCGCCAGCGCCGCGTCACGCTCTGCCCGAGCGACCGTCAACGCGGATACAACCGCCTCTGCCACTGCCGCGCAAAAGATGCTGTCCTCCGGCCCCTGCAGGAGGTCGCTTTCGAGGCTGGGCATCGGCAGATGCTCATTGATGCTGTTCCGCATGGCGCACATAGCGTCAAACGTTTCGCGCATGTTCCGGCGGCGGGCTTCATTCTCCGCCGTCAGCCGCTCTATTTTAGCCAGCGCGGCGGCAAGCGGGTCTAGCCCCACAACATCTTGTGCCTCGACTTGCGTGGCGCTGCTTTTAGTGGTATTCATTGTCTCACCTCCGGGACATTCGGGTGGTTGGGTGGAAAACAGGAACGGCGGGGTGCGAGCCCCGCCGTTTCGCTTTGCCGGGCTGTCAGATTACGGCAGTCGTCTGGAATTGTCAGCCATCATTCCCGACGACGCTTCACATGCTTCCCGTTGGCGCCGCAATCTCAGGCACCAGAGCCGCGTCCTGCACGGTGATGGGCTGCGGTTCCAGCGCGGCGCGGGTGGCTTCGGTGTGCAGGGCTCGGACTGAAAGAGCGATTTCGTCGGCAACCGCAGCAAGGGCTAGCCTGAAATGACGAGGGTCAGTTCCGGCACGAAAACGGGCAGCGTCTGATCTTTGGCGATAAGCCATCAGTCCGCACGCTTTTGCTGCCGCTTCAATCGTCGCGGCCCGTTCCGCTGCCAGCGCCGCGTCACGCTCTGCGGTCAGGCGGGCCACTTCGGCCTCAGCGGCTTCGGCGCGGGCTAGGAGGGCGGTCAACATGCGCTCTGCGGCGCGCGCCTCTGCTCTTTCACAACGCTCCCACATACCGTTGATCAGCCGCGTCACGGCCTCGGTCGATACGTCCGCAGCAGGCGCCGGTTCCGCTCCAAACTCGCGCTGCGTATGCGGTGTGCTCAAGTTGTCAGTGCCAGATACGGTCATTTCAGCCTCTCAGCGTTGAATGTTGCAATTTCGTCCTGCATTTTGGCCTTCTGTTCATCTGCCCACGCGATGACCTCGAACCGCAGGCGGTTGGCTACGCGCTCGTAACGCAGTGCCTCAGCTTCAAAGTGGCCAATCAGGAAAGCGCGCAGGGACTTCGTGTCGATCAACTGCACCTCCTCAAAAGGGAGGCAGCCATGGTGCTCCCGGTAAGTGGAAATCTTCGGCGGGTTGATCCGGCTGCGCGGGTCACGCAGCTTTGCGATTTCCTGATGGCAAACTTTGACGCGGGCTTTTGCCGCCGCCAAGCGATCAATCGGTGTGTTGTTCATTTCAGTTCTCCTCGAAAATAGCCCCAAGCCAACACGAGCATACTCAGCGCGACATGCTCGGGAATGCCTGGGCCGTCCATAAAATCAGGCGCACCCATAAGAAAGGCGATGGCTGCGCCAAACAACGACGCCAAGTGAACAACTCCGGCGGCGGCAGCGTAAGAAGCAACAACTTTGTAAATCATTTCGCCACCTCGATCACTTCGGCGTTCATCGCCGTCCAGCTACGTTCCAGCACCACGCCCAGCCCGATCCCCAGCAGGATCGACAGGGCCACCGCAATGCCAGCCTTGATCATCCGGCGCTGCTCGGCCTCTACCTGCGCGGCGTTATAGGACGCCCAGACCGATTCCATATCGTCGGCCCGCGGGCGGTGGGCGTTGCTGGGCTTCACGGATTCAAACCGCGAGCGGAAATCTTCCAATCCTTTCTCCGAAATCATGTCACCACCCATAGGCCAGCTTGTGCGCTTCCAGCGCCTTGTCGATGTTGTCCGAGCACTTAGCGGCCCCAGATTCCGCCATTGCCTCCGCGCCGAAGGTTTTCACATCTTCCGCGTGGTCGATCCAGTTCCAGTCGCGCGCATCGTCAAGGCAGCGGCGCATAAGGTGGTTCAGTTCCTTGGCAGCGGCCAGTTGAGCCTTCAGCCATTTGATTTCAGTATCTTTTTCGGTGGTCATGTTGTCCTCGTGGTTTCAGGTGGTATACATGATGTGGGTAACGGTCACTGCCACATCAGAGGATGGCCCGCACCAGTTATCCTTTCGCGTAGCCGATAACCAGCACCCTATCCATGAGCTGGCTGAAAGAGACAAGCTGGTGTTTGTGGCGGTAGATGGTTTGGATTGCGTCGTAGGACAGTTCGCACTCGTAGCAAAGCTGCGCGGCCTCGAGCAAGTCCGCACGACCAGCGCTCCATTCTCCACCGGAGTCATCAGCATAGTGGAAGCTGGCGGAGGACAACAGCTCGATAATCAAGAGCAGGTTGTCGAGGCTAGCGCCGCGGAAAAGCGGGGCGTCATACGGGACGCCTCCGATCTTGGGTTCAGTGTTGGCCATCTTGCCGCTCCTTTTCAAGTTGCTCTTCGGTTTTGGCGCCGAGCTTTTGCAGCTCGGCTTCCAGTTCTTGCATCAGAACTTCGTTCTGGAGGTTTCGCGCCAGAGCATAAGCTCCCCGGATGCGCAAAATCAACCAGTTGCGCTCTTGGGCCTGCCGCATCTTAGACTTCTGGAATGTCATTCGATCCTCCCATCGGAGTTTACATAAGTGAGCCGCCGCTGCGCGCGGGTGGCGATAACATATCGCAGGTTCTGGTCCTGCTGTTCGTCCGAGCAAAGATGCTCGTCGAGATAGAACACTTCTTTCCACTCGTAGCCTTTGCTTTTGTGGCCGGTGCAAAGGTCGATCGAGCCAGGGCGGCTCAACACATCACGAGCCAGTGCCTGTGCCCCGCCAAGGGTATCGCTCGCCTCGATGAATTCGCGAAGGCAGTCGACACGATCCTCGATTGAAAGGATAGCCTGCCGCTTCTTCGCCTTCTCGAGTTTCTTGTCGCGCCATTTGCCCAGCTCGCCAAGAGCGGTTTTTCGATCCATGTTTTTAGCGCCGAGCGACTCGAGCGTTTTGACAAGGCCCGAGGCAATATCATTGCCCCAAAGCTTCGGCCTGCGGCCGTTTTTGAGCAGGTAGATAGCCATGCGAAACAGCGGAGCGTTGTTGCGGCAGATGATGGCGCTGCCATCTGGGAAGCTGGAGGCGTCCCAAAGCCCGAGCACCGCCACCTCGCCCGGATTTTCCGGGTTGTTCTCCCAGGCCTTGATCGCAGGGGCGCGCCACCGAACATGGTCGCAGATCGCCTGCGGGCAACGGAAGGTGGTGGTGAGGCTAAAAACCTCCATGGAGAACCTTTGCCGAAGCAGCGACATACTGTCGGTATGCGCACCGCGAAAGGCGTAGATGGCCTGAAAACTGTCGCCAACTGCGATGATGCGCCTGCGGGTAAGCTTGCTCAGCATGACATGGTTCAGCAACGACAAGTCCTGCGCTTCGTCAACCAGCACATTTTCGTAAACGGGAAACATGCACTGGACAACTGTAGGCATCAGCAGTTGGTCCGCGAAGTCAATGGTCCCTTCCATGGCCTGGGAAAAGCTTTCGGCAAGAATGTCGAGCATCATTCCACGAACATCGCCTGTCCATTCATCCGGGAGCGAGTTGAAGAATTGCTCGTCATTCATAAGCGGGCTGACACGGCTGCCATAGCGTTTTGCCGCCGCATCCGGCACATGCCCGGAGTTCTTGCTGTGCCCAAATGCGCGCATCAGATCGCCAAAATCTTCCGACAACTCAGCCGCCTCGTCTTTGGGCAACTCGGCCAGACGCTCTTTCAGAAGCTTGCTGATTTTGTCGTCGTCAAGGCGGAGTTTTTTCTTCAGCGCCTTGCCCCAAATGCTGTGGCCGAGGCTGTTCAGGGTCTTGCAGTCAACATTCGGCGGCATTTTTTCCTTCATCTCGGTGGCGATCTTTTTGTTGAAGGCCAGGGAAATAACGGAGCCATTGAGGTCCTGCGCAAGCTGCCGCAGAGTGGTGGATTTGGCGGCCCCTGCAAGGGCTTGGATCAGCATGTTTACCTTGCTGTTCTTGCCCGCATCGAATATCTCGATTTGTTCGTCAGTCCATTGCATTTTGTTTTTCTACCCCAGCAGATGAGCGATCAGCGTCAGCACGATAAGGTTAAAGACTGCGGCGACCAAGATGATGATAAGGCGCTCCATCAGATACCATCCAGAATGGAGCTTATGTCGATAGCTTCTTGCTGCGCCGGTCTTTCGGGCGCGACAAATTTTTGCGGAACGGGATTGGCTTTCTCCGCCCACTCGGCGAGCTCCTCAAATGTCCCGAAGCGAAAAACTGCCTCGTGAGGCGAGCGGTATCGCCATATTTTTTCGGATACCCGAGTAAAACTCACCGGAGTTGCCATCACTGGCTGACAGAACAGGAAGTTTTCCCATTCCTCTTTGGTGAGGCAGTCTGGCTTTTTCGATTGCCCAAGCAAAACTACTTCCATGGGATCACTCCAGAAGCTTAGGTTTGCCACCGGCCGCACGTTCGGCCAGCACTTGGTTCAGGAAATCTTCCTCCTCAGAGCTCACGGCCTGCGGAACCGCCGGTGCAACTTCTGGGATTGGAAGCTCCACCCCAGTTTCAATGGCGGTGATGTTCTTGGCCAGAGACTTGCGGAACTCCAGCTGCACCTTTTCAGTTGGCTTGCCTTCCGCGCTTTTGCAGTGCCTGACCACAATGTTGTCAAATTCGCAGACTGCCCCAACACCGGCAAGCCTGTTTTCCTCGCGCAAAAGCCTGCGATACCCGTTTAGGCGGGCGACCTCACGAAAAGCCTCCTTGTAGCTCCCGTATGCGATCTCGATGGACCCATGCTCCATTGCCAGGAGAAAGAGTTGGTGCACATCGCGAAACGAGTTTATGTTTTTAGATACTGCCATCTTGTGCCTTTCTTGCTTCCGAGTATTTCCGAATAATATACTCCGGGTCTACACCCGCAAACGCGCATACTACAAGGAAATCTTTTCGTCTGATATTGAAAAACTGCTCTGCGGTTTGCTTTTCTTTAGGTGAGGGCCAAGTAATACCGCCAACAGTTGTTCGCGATGCGAGGGCGTCCTCAAACGCGCGGACCAAGACGGCCGCCCACAGGGCTTTGTAGCCGTCGCAGTTTATCATATGTCGCATTTTAGCCTCGTATGCCAGCTTAAGAATGCCGGGGCGCTAACCCCGGCTAACCAAAACTGGTTATTTGCTCTCGAGCATCGGGATTTCGCCGAATGCCTCGATGTTTTCGACGCCAGCCGCCAGCAGGGCTGCCTTGAAGGCTTCTTCCGCCCGTTTGCGGGCCTCGGCCGCATGGAGTGCCTGACGCATACGATCTTCCTTCTGCTCGATCTCGGTATAGGACTCCACATCCAGCTTTGCGACCACCCAGCGATACATAATGCCGGGCTGGATTTGTGCATATTCGTGCACCTTAGCCACGGTGCCTTGGAAAAAGCTGTCGCCGACTGGCACCAGAACAATGTCGCCCGGGACGAGCTCCATGTCAACGGGTTTCTTGAAGGTCAGCATCTTGCAACGGCCTTCTTTGCCGCTGGCCGGGGCGCTGTGCAAGCCAACGCATACAGTTTTCATCCCGCGTTGGCCTTGCATGACTGCCACCATATCGAGCGAACCGACGGCAAAATCTTCGGGACTGTCGAAAATGTCTTGGTCCTGGGGTTTGCGCATACTGGTGTGGTTTTTGAGTTCCATGGTATTTCCTTTTCTGGGCATGTGCCGAATTATTCGGCCTTCGGGGCTTCGAGAATGTTGAGGCGCAGCCTGTCGCTCATCTCGTTGAGCGGGTTGATCCAGTTTTCTGGCATTTCGACGCCAAACTCGGCCGCGCTGTCTTTCAGCAGGCGGATGGCTTCGAGCAGCCTGCCCAGCTTGACCTGCTTAACGCTGGGAATTTCATTCACCCATCTGGAAACATCCGCCAGACTTTGGTCATTGTCGAGGTTGTAGCAGTAGCGGTAATCCCCATTAATGTTCTCTTCCTCGGCCGAGTAGTGGATCGAGGCATGGGCAGTGTCACGGGACGGAGTTACAGAGTAGTCGGCACAGGCATTGTATCCCTTGTCCTGCAGGATGACGACGAGTTTCTCGAACAGGTCAACAGTGGTTCCAGAAACTTTGATATAAGATGGATTCATCGCTAGACTCCTTTGCGATTGGCTGAACAGAACCACCGGGATCGGTGGCTCAGTAGGGCTAACCGAGTGGGGGCCATACGCTACACAATTTATAGCGTATGGCCCAAGGCTGGCTTAAAGCCAACGGCGCATAAACTCCGTAACGCCGGAGTAGTCGTCGTAGTCGAAACCAGCAACGCTGGGCTGTTGAGTGTAGACCTCCCATCGACCGATGAGGAGTCTAAACTTGAGGCAAACGCCGAGCTCCCCGTTCTTCACCTCTGCCAGAATATCGCCGTTCTTACATGCCCGGCAGTCTTCCAAAAGCCAGCTGTCCGGCCATCCCATCAGCTTGATGTGTGCGAGCATCCGCTTGCGCGCCCTGGAGTTGTGCTTGGATGCGGCCAGCATACCGTTTACAGTTTCACGGAACAGCTCAGGGCGCCGCTTATTGGCATCGTAGCTGAGGCTTACCTCGCCTCCGGCAACCAGTGTGTAGAACTCGAAGTATCCCTCCCACCCAATCACACTCAGGCATTCCGCCTGTTTGTATATGCGGAAGCGGAACAGCTCGCCCTCGTGCGGGAACTGCACCGGGAGCATCTTCACCCGCCAGCTCTTGTCGAAGCGGATGGTTGGGAGACTTGCGATAAGCTCCTGAGTAAGTTTGTTCATGGTATAGACTCCCAAACAAAGCGCCCACCACTAGGCGCTTAGCAATGGAGTTGCGGGGAGATTGCTCTCCCCGCCCACCGGCTTAGGCCAGCTTGGTGACAAGGGTGATGAAGTGGTAGAGGCTTTGCGCCCATTCCGGCCCGATCTCTCCGGCAAAGTCAAGTGCTTCGCGTTTGGCCCTGCTGCTCATGGTGCGGGTGGAGGGGGTGTCGGGGTCGAGGTTGACCGTCAGCAGACGGAAGGCCAGGGCCAAGCGAGCCCAATTAGGCATCTCATGCGAGAGGGTGCCGAAAGACATGCGCAGAAGCTCGTCATTAAGCTCCTCGGAAGCCGTTTTGAAATCGCTTGCCAGCGCATAGAGATAGTCGGCCTCATTCATATCCTCAAGATGGAAGATAATAACATCGTCGTGATTCTCCTCGATCAGGGTGAGAGCGGTTTCGCGCATCGACAGATTGAGCATCGCATCCTTCGCCGAGATTTCGACAGTATCCCCATCGAGCGTGGTAAAAAGAAACTTGGTATTCATGGCATGGCCCTTATCTAGCTGTCCTCATCAGGCGGAAGGCGCAACCCTACCGCGACGGGCAAACTGCCCGTTTCGACATTCAGTTAAACCATTCCACGCAGGCATCGCTGTCACGCCGCAACTGGTGCCGGGCCTCCGCTCCGTAGCCCCGGAAAAGCGCAATCGCCCGCTCCATCCGCGCTCCGGTATCCATCGGGCTCTTGGTCATGTGGCGGTAGCAGTCCGCCGCCGCTTCTGCCTCGGCTTCCGTTTCGGCCCAGATGAAGGCATGGGAATAGCAATCGCCGCAGGGCCATGCCCCGGCATACACCATGACTCCCAGCTTCGGATTGATCGGCTGGGGCGCGATTGCGTCATTTGCCAGCAATGTGATGGTTTTTTGCATTGTATTGACTCCGGTTTAGCGGGCGGAACGCGCCCCATGCCGCATATTGGCATATTTCGTCGGTGGGGGCAAGCCCCGGATGCAGTTGCGGGCCGTGCCTTAAAGCCCCCCGCGTTCCGGTGCGGAACCTTAAAGCACCTAGCGCCCCTGCCGCCGGTTTAGGGTATGCCTTCGTTGGTTCCGGTATGGCTCGGGACTGCTGCGCAGTCTCTCTGGGCGAGGCTTCAGTTTTTTGACTAATTGGTAAAAAAAAAAAAAATTTATTAAACTGAATAAAAAAACAGCGGCCCCCAGTTTCGGTATGGCTCGGAACCGACGAAGGTATGGGGTAAATTCCTTTCAGGTTATCCAGGTGCTTTCTGATTATCCTGCGGGCCGTGGGGGGCTTTTCCCTATGGCCGAGTTGCCGGAACAGGAAGAAACTCGGCGGCGCAAGGGGGCAGGCTGGGCGGCGGATGGAGTTTCCGGCCATACACTTCAATCCTTATAGCGTCCATACCGATCCGCGCCATGGCGGGTGCGCGGCACGGTGGGCGATGCGGGGGCGAAGCGCCAATAGACCCTAGAAATATGGCCGCCCATGGGCGCTAGGGCCTTGCGGGTGTATGGGGGCGGGGAAAGCCAAAGGCCCGCTATCGGCCCGTATATTGACCGATAGCGGGCCAATGCCCCGGCGCATGAAAAAAGGCCCGCCAAACTTGGGCGAGCCTTTCCGATCAGCAGGTGGGTTTGGTGGTTAGATTCCGGCCAGCCACGCGCC